TAACTTTAACATTGTTTAATATTGTATATCGTTGTTGATCTAGAGTTACAATAGCTGTAGCAAGATCCAATTTGCCATACTTGTCAGCGATGCACCAGCTCATTGCAAATCTCAACGCACTAAATGTCTTTGGATCTTGGTGTTGTTTACAGGTCAAATATGTATCATTGAGTTGTTTGTCGATTGTGTATTGAGTAAACACATGGTATTTGCCATCGTCGCAGTATATTATGTTTTGTTTAAGCAGATCCATTTCAGGTTCAACTAATTTTTGTAGTTTGTCTAGATTGTTGGATTTTTTCATTTAAACACGTATTGCACTAATAAAAACGCAACTGCCGAAGTCAATGCTGCAATGATTCCTACACCCCAACTCAACAGTTGATCTTGACGCTTTTTATGCATGTCTTGTACCATGTTGCGTATATCAGTGACCATTGCGGTCACATGAGCAGTGTTGTTTTCTACTGTTTCTAATTTTTCTTCTAAGAAACGATAGCGTTCAGCACACAACTCAACGTGTGCTTCTAGACTCTTTTTTTCGATATCAGTAGTATCAACCATTGTGTATCCTTAGACAGATTATTTATGCTAAAAGTTCAAACCAGATGTTGGCATCTGGTCCCGAGCTGATTAAAAATGGTGTGATATCGGGTGTTTCGTTCAAGCCCAGTATCATGGGAACGTCTGCACAGTCATTCAACAGATAACCAACTGGGTTGCTATCATGTGTGATAGATGCAGGATCTACCACTGCAAATTCAAATGACCAAATACCGACATCAGCCTTGTGTACCGGTCGACTGATATTTTCTGGCAAGGTCCTTAGCGAAATAACTTGATTAACAGTTTCCCAATTGCACTGTTGATTTCTAGCGCGGTTCCATTCAAGTTCGTTGGTTATCTCTCGACCAGCAGCGTCGCGAAATACTATTCGAGCTTTGTGAGAACGATTTTTTACACCAGTTTCAGTGATATCAAATCTGGTTTGGCATCTTATACGTACTGTCATGTTGATAACGATACTTGTGACATATCGGCCCGGGTTATTTTGCAATTTAATGCGATCACTATGCGGTCTTTGGCGCCGCGATAAGTTGTAGCAGAATGATTAACCCAACTGGGAAATACCACCATCATGCCAGGTTCCCCCAGAAAGTCAATGCTGGTATTGGCAGTGGTCCAAGCAGTGCCTGCATCCAAGTACATGCTGTTGTTGGGATTGTAGAATCTATTAACGCCATTCTTGTTGTCAGTGACCATATCGCCTGTGTCTACATAATAGATAGCAGACCAAGAACTGTTGGGGTGAGCATGCATGTCGTGATAGCCGCCATCTCTGGTTATGTGACACCAAGATTCATGTATTTCTACATTAACGTTTATTCCAGCTGGCCAATATTTTTTATTGGCAGCAGCAGCAGCTTGGAAAAAGCAGCCCTTAACCCAGTGACTAAATGCCAATACAGCAGTATTATCTGTGGCTACAAAATCAAACCCGCTTTCGTAAAGTCCGCGTTTGGCGTCAGGTGCAACATTACTGACATGTTTTTTGTCTTCGAGGTCATAGCAAACTTTTTTAAGTTCGTCTTGATATTGATTGTGTTCGGCCCATTGAAAGTCATACAGCAACACAGGCCATAAGGGAATTGTTTGCATAGTATAGGTATTTAATGGTCAAAAGAAAGCCCCGAAATAAATCCGGGGCTGTTTTGATAACGAACTGGCTATTAGGCTAGTTTGAAACCAACATCGGTAACTTCTGAGCTGCTGACGTTAACACCAGTCACTGTACCATTGCTGGCTGTGATCTGAACGTTGCCTAGAGCTTGAATTGTTGCTTCTAGTGTAGCTGCTGTGTAAGCACCACTTGGGTAGATAGCATAGCTGATCTGACCGCTTGTGTCGGCTTCGACTTGATACATAGCAATTGTAGCTGTGCGCTGAATAGCCTGGTTGATCTGAACAACAACACCTGGTGTGAAAACGCCGTTAGTGACGTTGCCCAACTGGTTTGTCAAATCGATTGCTTGGCTAGAACCGTTTTCAACAATAACTTTGAAAAAGTCTAACTTGGGACCTGCCATCTGCACTAAGGCAGCTGACGAGATGTCGCCTGTTTGGGCGCCGTTGTTGATGTCTAATGCGTATACCGGTTGTGCATCGCCATTTGCTGGTGGAAAAAATGCCATTTTAAAGCTCCTTGGTTAAGTGGGAATGTTTCGTCCCTGCACTTATTTATACCAAAAGGCAGAAATCGGCCAGTACCTATCCCAATTCAGGATTGTTTTTAGCAAAGTTGGCAGCACTGAATCGCATGCGATCTACAAATTTCATGCCCTGACCCACATATCCTTCGTGACCGGGTTCGTCGTTGATGCTGGCCTGCACTGCTTGTGACTGTGAATCCAATTGGCGCACCAGTTGATTTTTTAGGCTAGACACTTCAATGAATGCTTGGAACAAGGCTGCCACTGCAGCTTTGTTTTCAGTCGCCCATTCAAAAATTCTCGGAGCTTTGGCAGGTTCTTGTTGTTGTATCCACGACCCAAACCCGCTTACCAAGTTGTCATAACTGCCGCTTCGTACACGACTGTTGATATAAGTTTTAATCAGGGCTGGAAAATTGCTGATCTTTCTTGCACGTAATTCCGTAGGATCAAACAAGCGATCCATGGCAGCACCGTACTGAGAAAGCAAACGGTTGGCATCTGCCACTGTCTTGGCATCTAATTTGATTGTTCTAGGATCTTTGAGACTGGGATCTAGAATAAGAAGCCCAGGGCTATCTGCCAATGCTGCAGCACGAATGGGTTCGGCTGGCGCACCTGGTGCAGATAAACTGGTGTGTATGGCAACTGCGGCTGTGCTGTCGGCAATTTTTTTGCCCAGATCAGAATCCACAGGTACAGCATACTTGACAGTGTTGGGCTGGAATACCCATTGATTGCCAATACGTTGCGGAGTAGAAGAATAAAGTAAATCACCCTGTATGTAGCCGCGAAAATCCTGCGGCACTGCTCGTCGCAGCATGGGAAACAGGCGTTGATATACAGCAACCAGTTCGCCACGTTCGCCACCACGTTGTGCCATTATCTTGGCAATGTGTTCTGGGCTTGTGGCTAATCCGTCGTAGCCTTTGGCCAAAAATCCCGACTTGTCAGTTAATACAAATTCACCCGAAGGTTTGCGACCAAAGATGATGGCAGGTTTTCCATCCCATTTAACAGTGGTTTCTTGTGGACGTTCAGCTGCTGCCACAATGCCAGCAAGTGCTTGTTTAAGGCCGGCACTGGGACGTTGGTCAAAAATCATGTCTTCGGGATGCTCAATGCGCACACCTTCCACAATGACCTGCATGCCTTGATTCACAATACGATCACGCAGGCGTGCCATCATGCTGACTTCGTTGTATTCTTCGTAAGGGTCTGTACTTTCATCTAGTGTTTTGCCTTCGCGCTCAAGATGGGCGCGAAAATCTGCAATCTTAGCTTCTTTTTTGGGATCAGCTTCTAGTGACTTCAGTATAGATTCTACGCTGTAAAGATCCGACACTGTGGCATTTGGGCTCAACAACATTTGCGCTACCTTAGCAGGATCATCAGTTATCAGTTCGTTGGTGGCCCGATCCATTATACCGTCGTTTTGATTCAACTTGTAGCCCAATGCTTTAGCCATGCTGTTGAGCATGATGTTTCTAAGTGCGCCTTTGTATTGACTGCGAGGATCATTGCTTAACACAAACTGTGTCCATTTGGGTTTGTTGCTGAACATAAAGTCTGTTTGCACAAAGCCATTGGCAGGATTGCCACCTATAGCAGTAAAGAAATGTACTGCGCTGCCAGTTTTTTTAACATATCGTGCAGGATCAACTCCTTGCTGTCGTGCCCAATTGGTCAAGACTGCAGTCAATTGATCTTTTGTCATTTCACCGGCGTCAACTGACAAATCCAAGTCACCTGAATCTGCTTTGCGGCCAGTAGAACCTAGCCACTTGGTGGGTTGTCCGTCGCGGCTGTCCTTTTCTGCTGTCAAGTCCAGTCCAGTTAGATTTTCTAACCATTGCACAGTAGGCATAACATCTGCCTGTTTAATTCTCTGCGTGAGCGGAGTGCCTGCTGAATCCTTGAATACATTACCACCTTCGCTTAACATCATTCTTTGTTCTCTCATTTCTTGGTGGCTGTTACACGCTGTCTTTTCAGCAACTCTGCTGTAATCTCTGGTAACCAATCTTTAGGTACTTCTCGCATGATTGTGTCAACTGCTTGCATTGCACTGCTATATTTTGCGGCAGCCGGTGTGGCTGCTGGGGCAGGTTGAACAGCCGCCGCTGGGGCAGTTTCGGGCGGTTCTGGAATATTCGTAATAGCCGCAGTTGATCTGCTTGTTCCCAGCTCTTGTTTTATTTGAAATGCAAGAGATCCCAGTGCAGAAAAAAGTTCTTTAACTCTTTTTGTATTATCTTTAGCGCCTGCAATTGATGTTATAATAGAATCCATTCGTTTACGATTGGTTGGGCTGAGATGCTCTGCTTCTGTGTGAACATTGAACATGGCCTTATCAATAAATTTAGTAAGTGCATCTTTATAAGCCGACGGTTCTAATTTTTGATTTGCTGTTCTTTTGATCCAGGAGTCTGCTGAAATTTGACTTAATTTGTCAATTTCAGCAGGTTGAGCAGGTTGAGCAGCAGAAGAGGGGCGATCGAGACTTACAGGAGTAGCAACTTCGATATTCATTGCACTATAAATGTCTTGAATTACATCATCCGTGACATTACCAGTTTTCAAAATATCAGCAATGACACCGCTATCATCTGGCTTACCACTTTTTTCCCAACTTCTATACAGATTGGCTGCACTTACCTGCTTGTTGGTAATTTTTTGTGCAAGTTTGCCACCCACAGATTTGATTTTATCCCATGTAGGGCCTTCGGTAAGTTGGCCACCCGCAATGGCAAATATTTCACGTATTTCTTTGTTGGTCAGTCTGGTATAACCTTCTCTGACCTGAGGAGCAGGAGCTGGGGCAGCAGGAACAGCAGCAGGAGTTTTAGCTGTGCCTGTAGCGGCTTGTACAGCACCTTGGGCGGCCGCTGCTATGTTTTTGGTCAGTAGGATTGTGTTCTGATAAGCTTTGTTGTTGGCTATGGCCAACTGTCGTGCAGTATTGTCGTCAACAAGAGCACCTTCAAAATATCCCGGCTCTCCAACCTTTGCAAAGATTTTTCTAAATTCGTTAAATGCTTGATCTTTAACACTGGCATCGCTGGTGCTGTTGAATGTGTTGACCAATTGAGATAGACGATCTGCATCAGCATTTCTAAAGTAAGCGTCGATGCTTTCAATTTGGGTTCGAGTTTCGCTATAACCGGGAACTTGCCACGAAATTGTCTGACTCCATCCAAATTCGGCTTCTCTGATTTCAGGTGTGTACTGCACCATGTTCAAGGTCCAGGTACGGAACCAGTCGCCGATGCTGTCCAACACTGAACCTGTAAGGTAGCCAAATGCAGCTGACTTGATACCTTTGCCCACAGCAGTGGATAACTTTTCACCTTTGAGTAATTCTACTGCACCACGTAACACTTGACCAGCAATGGCACCACCGGCAGGGCCTGTGGTTAAGGCTGCTACTGCTGTTAGTGCACCTATCACAAAGGTTGTCTTACCAGGGTTGGCCCGGGCATATTGCCCCAGTTGATCGATCACAGCCATTGTTTTGCTGTCTGCGCCCAACTTGGCAGAAATCTTTTGTTTTAGATCCTCAAACTTTTGATCAAAGTATTGTACAGGTGCAGTGGTCTGTAAGTATCGACCTAGTCCGTCGATAGCTTTGTTTACAGCGCCAGCGGCAGTGCCTACTGCGCTGCCCACTGCTTTGGTTGTATCTACTGCACGACCAATTGCAGTACGACCGGCACCACCTTGTGCTGCTTGTTTTTGTTGTGCTTGTTGGAAAATCTGCTGTATTTGATCTGC